GACTGAATTGCAGCCGTCGAAGTCAGAGTGGTGAGATCGATGACGACTTCAGCCACACGGTTAGAACCGTATGACATATAATCACCACCAGTCTCGGGGACAGCCTTCTGCGTACCAAACTGCAGATAGAGGCCGTCATTGTTCATCCAAGAACCACCAACCATATTGTTTCTCCTTTAGGTGGGCACAACGCCGGTTGCGGTGAGGATAATGACCATGTTTTCAGGCCGATAAAGCTTGAAACCATACTCAGCGATAGTGAGGTACTCTTCCTGCTGAAGGTCCTTGTTGAACTCGCTGTAGACGGTAGGCATCTGACGGAAGCCACCAATCCAAGGCGTAGTATCACCAGGAGTTGCAGAGAAGAAGAAGTTAGCCACACCGTTAGTAACCGTCACGCTGTTGACAGTCTCAGAAGCAATAGCCGGGAGGTAATTGCTGACGTAGATGTCAAAGCCGAAGATATTAAACCGGAACTTAAATCCAGTCATAATACCGTCGTTGACAACACCAGCCCACATGGGCATTGGCGACAGCAGGTTAACGAGGTTAGCCTGAGTTGCCAGAGTGTAAGCAACAGACGGGTCAACAACCGCACAGAGGTTCGTCAGAGGGACGTTAGCCTTCGTGAGAGCGTACTGAGCCTTCTGGAAGTCAGCCAGAGTGATCGACTGACTAGTGCCAGAGCCGACCCAACGGTGGCTTGCGGTGTTGATAGTGTTAGAGTTAGATGCAGTCTGTCCAGCATTGCCTTTGGCAAAGATGTTGGTCTCGACGGCTTCCATAAGAGCACGGTGCTGACGGGGCACGAAAGCCGCGATCACATCCTGCGCATAGAAGCTATCCCGCTTGAACTTCTCGCTGATTGCGTTAGCCGAGTACTTATACTGGTCGAACGAGAACGTAAAGTTACCCGTATCGAAAGCGTTGTACTTAACTGCCTGATTTTCGTTGAAATCAGCAGTTTCAGCTTCACCAATCGACGGAATGTTCAGGGTATAGCCATCGGGGAAGTCACTGAGAACCTTGACAAACTTCATCGCATTCAGTTCATCCAAGAGGAGTTCCTTGATCTGACGAGACCACAGGTTAGTCCTAATGAGGTACTGGTTGTTCATGTCGGTAAAACCGGCCATAAATGAAGTCCTTAAAAGTTATGTTAATATTTATCCAAAGAAAGCTTCGCCTTGTTCTACGGCGTCGTTATGCATTTGGACAGCGATTTTAGGATCGAGGTACAACCGAGGATTAGTCTTCTTCAGTTCTTGGTAATAATTATAATCCCGCTTCTGAACCTTAGGTGCGAAGGTGTCACTTCGGTGGTTATTGCGAGGCGGTGTCTGGAACGTATCTTGTCGGTCCTGATTAAGGTTCATCATTCTAAAGAAAGCTTCAGGTGATTTCTTAGCAAGATCGTTGACATCGTTGTCAGACAAACCAAGATTGAGTTGTTGTTCTCGAAGAACTTGCTGGTAGTTATTACCAAACCGTTCTTTTAGTTTAGATTGAACCACGTTGAAATTTTCAGTCTCTTTCTCGATCTTCTTTGTTTCGTTGATCTTATTGAGAACTAGACTTTCAATTTCCTTAGGGTCGTATTTAGGCTCAGAGACTTCGTTCACTTTAGGTTCTGTTACTTGACCGTCGTTGAGAGTTTTCATCTGATTGATGTACTCTTCAAATTTAGCCTTAGTTAGCAATTCATCTCGTTGTTTAAGATAGTCATCACGGAGTTCATCCTTTTGACGCTCTAACGATTTGATGTAGAGATCACTCTCTACTTTTGCTTTGAGAAGTTCCTCAATGGGCTTGTCTTTCCATTTATTGGTGATTTCTTCTCGGAGGGAAACATCTTGCGGGTCGGCAGGTAATGCTTCGAATAGATTGGTCATATTATCCTTGGTCTAGGTTGATTATTAGGTTTATTTTCTTGAGGGCATCCTTAAACCCGTTAAGGTGTGCCTGACGATAATCCCAGTTAGGGACATCATAGATTTTGTTATTAAGTTCTAAGTTGTCTACGTCCTCTTTCATTTCATTTACAATAGCTTGGAGACGGTTTAAGACAGTCTTAGAACCTAATATCTGTTGTTTGAATTTCTCTTTTTCAGCTTCGTCTGATATATGCTTGGTCCAAGCAGTAATCATTAACACATCTCGGCAGGCATCGGCGCAGGAGTGGTAGTCTTACCCCAGCCAGCAGGCGGAGTAGGCATACCAGAGCGATTATAGGAAGTAGCTGTAGTCAAGGCAGGAGCTACGGTATACGGCTCCATAGCCTTCTGATCGGAAGGATCGGTAGGGTTAAGTTTCATTGTGTTCCAAGAGTTCCTTGAGGAGTTGCGTTCATAGGTGGATTACGGTGGAGCCCCATTGTGTCTCCGTTGCCTTTACCGGGCGGAGGTAAGCCGCTGGGACCTGGAGGTCCACCACCGGGAGACATATCGTGATCTTCACCGATACCTGTAGCTGTACCCATCTGAGCTTGTAGCTGTTCAGTCAGAGCTTGTACCTGAGACTGCCCTTCAGCTTGTTCAGCTAGAGCTACGTACGGAAGGACAACTTCGTAATCGGAGAGATCAAAGACTTGCTCTAGAATCTTAGCAAGTTTGATTCCACTGAAGTGGGGTTGGACAGTCTGCCACAATCCTGAGCCTGTAAGACTTGTGAGATTTTGGACCAGTTCGGCTTGTTCGGCGAAGTGCCTAGCGGCAATAGGTTTGATCCTGCCCACTCCCGTAATGTCTTCGACAGTGAGAGTTTGGAAGGATGCTGTTTTAAGTTCATCATCGAAGACCTTAATCGTCAGAGTACCGTTGAGATTACGCCTAGCTAGTTCAAGCATGGCATTTAGAAGAGGTTCAATGATCTGCTCTTCGAACTGATTAATCTTATTCTGGAAAATGCGGGCAGAAGCATTCTCAAGACGCTGTACTTCGTACTTCGTCTTTTCACCTGGAGACCTAAAGCCCATGGCTTCACCCGGAGCACCGGCCATCTTCTCCATAGTCTCAGCAAGCATATTCATCTTGCTTTCAGACTGCATAATCGAGACGTTAGGCTGGACTAGTTCTACCTTGCCTTCCTCTGATGCGAATATCTTAGCACCTGGCTCCCATGTGAAGTCTTCGACAAATCCTGTAACCATCTGGACAGGGAATGCCGTGAAGTCCCAGATATCTGCACCTAGGTTTTCGAGATGGTCCAACCGATATTGCATCCCCACGAGATTATCGAGTGGACCCATACCCCACAGATTATCTTGCCGCTTCCTCCAAGGAACATGGTAGATAGGCGGTTGTCCGAAATAACTGGGGTTAGGCTTATTGCCGATAAGCTTATGGCGATCAACGACAGTAATGACACGATTCTTTTGAAATTCATCGGTGTAGTGGTCATACCAGTCTCCGTAGTAAGTCAGAACTTCACAATAATCTGACTGAAGATAAGCACGGAAAGAACTAAAACCATCCACAGCATAAAGCCGATCACGTTGAGACCAATCCCCTTCGAAAGTTCTGGCGTGATACCTAACCTTCTTAAGATAGGAGTAAAGCTCTTCATACTCTTGCTGGTTCTCGTCGTTGCTCATCCGTTCGAGCAAGTTACGTAGTTCACCCATAGAGACGATACTTCGGATGAACTTCGGAGAAGACTGGAAGTCCTCTGCTACAGGGTTCATCACCATATCGAGAGGTGAGATACGTCTAATAGCAGGACCGACGTATCCTGCTTGTGTTTTATTTGGTTGTTCTACTCTGTGGTCTACCCAGTCTACTGTAGCGAAGCAATTACCGAAGTCGATGTAATCAAGGATGATCTTATCAATTTCATGCTTGAATGTAGGCTGTTCGATACACCAAGACATGTAGTTGACAATGGCATCTCGTTTAGCTACCTGATTGGCGTCTGATTCGTTTGCTTCCCAGACCAACCACTTACGTTTCGGAAATAACGTCGCAGTGTAATTACTGTAGAGATTGTCTCTGATTTGACAAAGCTTGGGAATAGTCGTTCTATTTTTCCAAGGATTGTTACTATTCGTTGTAGACGACGTATCTGTTGCATAGACATATCTACGAATTTCTTCCTTATCGACTTTCCAATTAGCTCGAAGGGTATCCCACTGGATATATCTTTCAGTCAGGCGTGTAGCAAGCAAATCTGGTGAGAGTATGTTTTCAAGCTCTAATACTTTTCCGGTTATGACACATACTCCAAAGCTGCAGCTATAATAACTGGGTCTTCTTTGAAGCGTCCCAAAGCTAAATTACAGTTATGGCAAAGCAAACCTCTTACTTCGCCGGTTTTATGATTGTGGTCCACGTGAAGTTTTTTCTTCATTAAAGACTGGTGTGTTTTACATATTTCACAACAGCCGTTTTGTTTTTCAAACATTCTATTGTAATCTTGTATAGAAATACCATAGTTAATTCTATACTTGTAATCACGTTGTCTGTCAGTAAAACCTAACCCATTATGATTAAATCTATTAGGACAACGACGGTGGCAATGAATTTGCTTTACACTTTTAGGTTCAAATTCTTTACCGCATTCACAAACCTTCAAATGACACCGCCAAACTTCGAATGGTATTGCATATTAGGTTCTTGTAGTTTCTTTGTGTTAAATATATTCATGGGAGCTACAGCGAAATCTATAGCTGAAGCAAGAGCATCTTTGATGTCATCATGAGGAGGATTAGTGAAGATAAGTTCTTCTTCGAGAGATTGCGTATTACCACCTTGATAATGCCAAATCTGCCGATTGGCATATCGAGGTTCCAGTGTAGACATAATACGTTCTTCTTTAGAACCTTGCCATCTGCTAGGACGGAACTCATCTACTGAAAGAGACAACCCATAGGGTCGGATGTAATTCTCTTTCAAATCCTTCACGATGACTTGCTGAGCGACAGAAACTTCGCAACGTATTTTTCTGAATCCCCACTTCTCATAGAGTTTAAGAATGTGTTGGAAATAATCTGAAATCTTATCAGTCTTGAATCGATCTATTTCAAGGATGTAGTAATTCATCCTGCCATCGACACCAAGGACTACAACGCTAGTGAAGTCTGCTTTCTTTCCGGTACTATAAGCGAAGTCTACAGAAGCTACGACGTTTAACCGTTCACGTTGGAAGAACCAACTGTAATCTCTTCTGGATAGAAAATTCTGATCGTAATACTGAAACAAATCTCTCTTGATTGGGGAACTGTCTAGATCATGTGGATCATTATAATACTGGGCTCGAAACTGTACCTTGTTGATGTACTGGTTTCGTTTGATGTCAAGGACTTCTTGATTGAATCCGTACCACTTTCCATCTGCAGATTGAGTTCTTGGCCAGAGGTATTCTCCAGTTCCGTCTCCTGCTGTTTCCACAGCATGTTCTTTAACATCGAAAAGATTGTTGTCATCTGTTCTTATTCTGTTGCCGTATTCGTCGTAAGTATCCTTCTCCATTTCAATGAGAGTTGAATACAAATCTTTAGGATGATATCTAGTACCTACTACCCACTCCTTCGCATCCACTGTTTCAATCGATGAAAGAAGTCCGTACTGATCTCTAACTTTCTCACGATTCTCTTCGATGTATGCATTATTTGAAACCACGACGTCGTCAAGAACAGCAATATCGCAATGCATACCAACGATATTTGTAGTAAGACCTGCAGTAAAAATAGAAGGGTCCCGGATATATTCCTCTTTCCGTCTTGGATGG